TATAGCACTAGACCCTGATGCCCTACCTAAAACACTGTCTTTTGCTAAAGAATTGAGAGGATACGTAGATAATATAAAAGTATTAAAATTAAAAGATGATTTAAAATATCGCAATTCAATAGATATGTTAAATTTAACAAGCCTAACCCCAAAGGAGTAAACACATGGAATTATCACTAATAAGAAGTCTAATGGACAAAGAGTTTTATGATGAACATAGAGGTGCTAAATGCCCTGATAGGTTGTTCAGTAAAGACACAAGAAAGATAAAGCAGTCAATAGATAAGGCGATGGAGAGATACAGCAGGTCAGTTACACCTGATGAAATAGAAGCATTATTTATGACAGCTAATCCTACATTCACCACAGCACAAAAGTCTGTGTACTCAAGTTTGTTTAACAGGATAAAGAAAGAACAAGCTATGGGCACAGATATAGCACAAGAGGTACTATCAAAGCTGTTCCAACAAGTTATTGGTGAGGACATTGCTAATCTAGGATTTGATTATGTGAATGGAGACAAGAGTAGTCTTGAACCCTTACGTAGTCTACTAGAAAAATATGGAGATGACTTCACACCTAACTTAAACATACAATGGGATGATATAGATATGGATACACTACTAGAGAAGAATGATATGGAAGCACGTTGGAGTTTTAATATACCAACTCTCACTAGAGTTATAGAGGGTATCAATGCAGGACACTTGATTGAGATAGGTGCTAGACCTAACACAGGTAAGACATCTTTCCATGCTAGTTTAATTGCTAGTCCTAGTGGGTTTGCCCATCAGGGTGCTAACTGTATCATCCTATGTAATGAGGAATCTGCACATAGAGTTGGTGCTAGATACTTGACAGCGGCCACAGGTATGACAATGCAAGAGATTAGAAAGAATCCTAGCAGGGCAAGAGATTTATATGCACCTGTTAAAGAACGTATCAAGATAAAAGATGCAACAGGTCGTGATATGTCTTGGGTTGAGAGTGTCTGCAAGTCATACAAACCTGACTTAGTTCTATTAGATATGGGAGATAAGTTTGCTACTACAAGTGGGTTTGCTAGAGCAGACGAAGCCTTGAAAGCAAATGCAATATATGCTCGACAGATAGCTAAACAGCATGAGTGTGCTATGTTTTATATGTCACAGTTGAGTGCAGATGCAGAGGGTAGAATTGAACTGAATCAATCTATGATGGAAGGCAGTCGTACAGGTAAGGCAGCCGAAGCCGACCTTATGATTCTAATAGCTAAGAATCCTACTACAACAGTAGAAGGACAAGAAGAAGATACCGAGAGACATATTAATGTAGTCAAGAACAAACTAACAGGGTGGCATGGTCGTGTAAGATGCCAACTCGAATATAGAACAGCGAGGTATGTAGTATGAGTTTGGAGTGTAGATTCTGTAAGATTAAACTGACAGAGGAGAATTGGGCAGTAGGAAATATTAAACAAAAACAATACAAATGCAGGACATGTGATGGAATTATAGGAAGACAAAATTACCTCAAAAGAAAAGCAAGACAGTTGTTTGATTATTCAATTAAATCATATAGTAAAATAAAAGACGGTTATGTATATGCTATTACGAATCCTGCTTGGGAAGGTTGGGTAAAAATAGGTATGGCTATTGATGCAGAAGATAGGTGTAATGCATATCAAACATCTAGTCCTTTGAGAGACTATAAGATAGAAACATCCGTGATTGTAAAAGATAGAAGAAAGGCAGAATCAGAAGCACACAAAAAAGCTAAACAAATAGCTGGACAATGTGCAGGAGAATGGTTTAAGATGCCTATAGAAAATGCAAAACATATAATAGAGGAGTTGAGATGCGATTAATAGTAGATGTAGAGAACACAGTAATAGAGAGAGATGGTAAGTTACACTTAGACCCTTTTGAAGAAACTAATTCACTAGTTATGGTTGGATTACTTACTGCCAATGGAGAAGAAACAATAGTAACCTTTGACCATAGTGAAGCAGACCCTACACCAAATGGTCACGAGATTGTGCAAAAAGCATTAGATGATGCTACTATTTTAATAGGTCACAATATAGCATATGATTTAGTGTGGTTGTGGGAGTCAGGTTTCAAATACAATGGTTCAGTCTTTGATACAATGTTAGGAGAGTATGTACTACAACGTGGGCAGAAACGACCATTGTCTCTTGAAGCATGTGCAGAGAAGTATGAGTTAGATACACAAAAAGAAGGTACACTTAAAAAGTATTTCAGTGAGGGTTATACGACTAGAGATATACCTCATGCTGAACTAAGTGATTATCTTAGTGCTGACTTACATGCAACTAAAGAGTTATCTGACAGAATATATGCAAGGTTAAATAGTCCTAGTGATGCATGTCTTATGGACACTGTACTTCTTACTAATGATGTAGCCTGCTGTCTAGCACGTATATATCTTAGAGGCTTCTCTGTAAACATGGAAGCACTAGATGCAGTTAAGAAAGAGTTTGAAGATGAGAGGAGAAAGTTAAATACAGATTTACAATTACATGTAGCTAATCTAATGGGAGATACACCTATTAATTTAAATAGTCCTGAACAGCTATCTTGGGTTATCTATGGTAGAAAAGTTATTGACAAAACAGAATGGGCAAACTCTATAGACCCATACATGACTGATGTAAACTTTAGAAACTTAATCATACAAGGAACTAATGTTGTTCATAAAACACGTGCAGTAAGGTGTAGTGAGTGTGATGGTAAGGGTGAGATATATAAGATGAAAGTAGATGGTAATCCATATGCTAATCCTAGTAGGTGCAAGACCTGTAATGGAGAGGGTTATGTATTCCAAAAGACTGACGCTGTTGCAGGTCTAAGATTTAGACCCCCTAGTCCTAAGTGGGCAAGTGCTAATGGTTTCTCTACATCTAAACAAAACTTAGAGACTTTAGAAAGGGCAGCTCGTGGTAAGAACATGACAGATGCTGTAGACTTTCTGTATAAGGTTAGAAGACTTAGTGCAGTAGATACTTACTTATCTTCTTTCATTGAAGGTATTAAAATACATACGAAGAAAGATAGAAAGCTACACGTAAGATTGTTACAACATAGGACAGCGACAGGCAGGTTTAGTGGTGCTGACCCTAATATGCAGAACATGCCTAGAGGTGGTACATTCCCTGTTAAAAGAGTATTTGTATCACGTTGGGAAGGTGGAAAGATACTTGAAGCTGACTTTGCACAGTTAGAGTTTCGCACTGCCGCTTACCTATCACAAGATAAAACAGCTATGAAGGAGATTAAAGATGGCTTTGATGTACACGCATACACTGCTTCTGTCATTACAGAATCAGGTCAGAAGACTACTAGGCAAGAAGCAAAAGCTCATACCTTTGCACCCCTCTATGGAGCAACAGGATTTGGGAGAACGTCTGCTGAAGCAAAATATTATGAGCAGTTCACAAAAAAATACGAAGGGGTTGCACTATGGCACTCCAGATTGGCTAAAGAAGCTATGACTAGCAAGGCTATAAGAACACCATCAGGTAGAGAGTTTTCTTTTCCTAATGTGTACAAGAACAAACATGGTAGGGTGTCTAACTTTACACAGATAAAGAATTACCCTGTGCAGTCATTTGCTACAGCAGATATAGTACCTTTAGCATTACTTTATATTGATAAATTACTTGACACCATGAAGAGTTGTGTGGTAAATACAGTACACGATAGTATTGTAATTGACGTACATCCTGAAGAAGAGAGGGCAGTTTTGGAAGCTATAAATACTACAAACAGAAATCTGCCTAGTTTAGTTAATAGTAAGTGGGGTATAGAGTTTAATGTTCCACTATTATTAGAATCAAAAATAGGTAATAATTGGCTTGACACGAAAGACGTAAGCTGATATAACTTATAGACTTTATAAAAAAGGAGAAAGTAAATATGACAGAACTAACTACTATTGATACAAGTAACTATGCTGCAATGGCAAAAGCTATGGGTATCGCAAATGAGGGAACTACTGCTAAACAAAAGAGTAGTACGTTACCTAGACTAAAAATAAATCACTCAGCTATTATGGGTGAAGCAGAAGTCAAGGGCAAGACAGTTAATATGGAAGTTGTCGAGGGTGGCACATATAAACTAGAAGTACCTGATACTGCGACTTACTATTCTAAGTCTATAAAGATTAGACCTTTCCTACAAAGGTTTATGTATAAAAGATTCATTAAGGGTTTCAATGACCAACCTAATGAGTATGTCAAAACTATAATGGCAGACAATCTTAATATAGACTTAAAAGATAATAAGGGTACTCTTAACTGTGGTAAACCAGCAGGATACATAGAAGACTTTAAAGCATTACCTGAAAAGACACAAGAACTTATTAAGCAGATAAAAAGAGTTCGTGTAATATTAGGAACTGTAGAAATGCTTTCCCCTGTTAATGAAAAGGGAGAAGATGTTACTGTAGATGTATCTCCATTTATTTGGGAAATAGATAATCGTGATGCCTTTAAGGATGTAGGAAAACCTTTTACAGACTTAGCTAAACATAAGAGATTACCTATACAGCATTTAATTACTGCTAACACGCAAGAACGTAAGCTACCTAGTGGTAATGTGTTTTATCTACCTGTTGTATCTCTTGATATAACTAATAGTATAACTCTTACGGATGCTGACCAAGCTATGTTTTCAGACTTTATGCTTTGGATAGATAACTATAATACCTATATCGCTAATGCATGGCAAGAGAAGACAAATAAAGGATTGTCTGATGAAGATATGGATACTACTGATGATTTTGTCGATATAGAAATCGAAGAAGAAGTAGCCTAATGAATCATCCTGCTGAAATCGCAGTACATCAGTATATGTCTGATGCTGTAAAAGGTAACTCTACTATGTCTGAAGAAGTGATTCAACAAGTAGGTACTGACGTTATGGATGCCCTGCGAAGACAGTTTGGTGGGGGTAACAAAAGGGGTGACTTTCGTTTACGTATGTCTAATTTAGGCAGACCTACATGCCAATTATGGTATGATAAGAATAAGCCTGAAGTAGCTTTACCCTTCCCCACCACATTCATTATGAATATGATGTTAGGGGATATAGTAGAAGCTGTATTTAAAGGCTTACTAAAAGAAGCAGGAGTCAAATATGAAGATTCAAAAGAAGTCACCCTTGACTTACCTAACGCAAGTATTAAAGGAACATATGATATTGTTATTGATGGTAGTGTTGATGATATTAAGTCCTCTTCACAATGGTCTTATAATAATAAGTTTGATTCTTATACTAGCCTAAAAGAAATGGATGGTTTTGGATACATAGCACAACTAGCAGGGTATGCAAAAGCATCAGGTAAAAAAGTAGGTGGTTGGTGGGTAGTTAATAAAGCTAATGGTGATTTTAAATATGTACCTGCTACAGGTCTCAACTTAAAAGAAGAGATACATAATATAGAGAACACTATTAATACAATAGAAAACAATACTTTTAAACGTTGTTTTGAGCCTGAGATGGAAACATTTCGTGGTAAAGAAACAGGCAATAAAGTATTAAATAAACATTGTACATTTTGTTCATACAGATTTGATTGTTGGAAAGGTTTGAAAGAACTTCCAGCAGTTATGTCTCAAGCAAAGTCACCTAAGACTGTTGCTTATATTGAAATGAAAGGAGAAATAACATGAGTAAATCATTAGATGAGTTAAAATCTGATATTGAAGAGATGGAGAAGCAATTAGCAGAAGCAAAGAAGCAGTACCGTGATATGCGTACAGCAGGTTTGCGTGATGCTATGGAAGCTAGAAAGGTAGCTGATGAAGCTGTAAAGGAAGAGTTAAAAAACTTGGGATATACACCTGCGTATAATCCTTTTAATGGTATAACGTGGCGAAACTTCTAAGTGTCTCCTCATAAAGTAAGACGAGAAGCAATAAAGT